GCTAAGGACAAGGTTAGCCAACGAGCGGCAAGTGCAGTTGCTGTCACATTGTGGGCGAAGAAGACCATCACACACGTCCGTGCAGACGGCACTGAGATTAGCCTTGAACAATGGAAAGCGGAGGAAGCCGCTGCGAAACCAAAATCCAAATCATTAGATCAGCTCGACGCGATAATGGCGGGCGAATACAAAACACCGGAAGAGGCCGAGGAGGAACTGCACGGAGTTGCATCAATGAAGATCATGCAAGAACGAGCACGTGCAGAATTGCTTAAGCAAGCAGCGGAAAAAGCTGGCGGCAAACCATTGATGGATATGAATGAGCAGGAAATTGACTTGTTACCACCATTGTCAATTATGGATAAACGACGTGCTAGAGACATCAAGCGTGAACCAATCGTTTGGAATGAGCTCACTGTCCATTTAGGTAAGAAAGCAATGAATCAACCAAGAGATGAGGCCACATTCCAAATGCTCACACGTGAGGCACGAACGTTCATATCCAACCATGACTATCCGCAAGCAATTTCAGATCCAGATTTCTTGCAAAAGGTTGCGATGGCAATTGGACGTGCAATGATACCAACGAAAGGTGAGCGTTTAGTTCGTCAGCTACTGAAAGGCCCTGCGCTTAAAGAGCTGCAGAAAGCTACAGACACCGTCAAGGGTAAGCTTGGACGTCGATGGAGGCTCGGAAAACAACTCCGACTCCCATCGCGAAAATGACGGTACCGGTGCCCTCCGGGGCTGTGTAGGGAAGGTGTGGCACTTCCCGCAGCACGAAAAGATTTCGTGCTAAAAGGTGAACCAGAGAGTTACGATTGCGAAAAGCGCGCCCTGGTTCGTTTGTTCGATTTTGGTGTACCGCTGCCCGAACAAACTTGTTATCAAGCCTGTCCACATAATATTGAAAGTGCAGCAGTCGAGCGACATTTTGCACCGGTCCCACAGTGGGAGAAAGGTCTGCATTACGATGGCTTACCAATGTTGAAGCAATTCTTGCGCAAGAATGGGTTTTATCCGGGCTCTGTAGAACCATGGAGTCCGGAACAGGTGGTCAGAACAAGGGCTCCTGCTAAGCGCGACAAATATCGCCGTGCTTTTGAGTCCCTGGCCGAGACTGGATTGTTGCATAATCATGGAATTATAGGCACTATGGTGAAGTTCGAGAAACATGACGTGGCTAAGACCAAGCCACCTAGGCTCATACATTTTCGAACTAAGGAATATACTGCCTATGTTGCACAATCATTAGCCCCATTCGAGAAAGAGCTTTACGCAAGTGAACTCAATGGTTTTCCTGTGTTTGCCAAACACATGAATAGTTACCAGAGAGGAGAAGCTGTGGCAGCAATGTTTGGTGAAGATCGTAC